AGAGTTGAAAATCTTAAAATTCTTCCTGGAAAGTATGAAGTTGTAATATCTAGACACAATTTTTCCAGATTCCGCCATTGCACTCTGGATCTGCTATACTACATTGCGCTTGAACCAGATTCCTCATTCAATTAATGAACATCTTTGTGACTGACCAGTGCCCGGTGATTTCTGCCGTGGCACTTCCCGATAAACACGTTGTAAAAATGCCCTTGGAGACCTGTCAAATGGTCTCTGTCATCTTCTCCAAGTGGTATTATGGTTGGGGCACCATTCCCAAGAAGGACGGCACCTCCTATAATACAGAGAAGGGTGCCTTCCGTAATCATCCCTGTACCCAATGGGCAGCAAAATCACATGAGAACCTTGCCTGGTTGATTCGGCACGGTTATGCTCTTTGTAATGAGTATCGGCATCGTTATGGCAAAATTCATGCTTGCTTTGATGGTCTTCAAGCAGCAGAAGTTATCTTCCTTGATAACTCTGGCAAAAGTCTTCACATCTACAATAATGTGGTAGAATTCACAAGGGCAATGCCTGATGAGTTCAAGTGCGATACTTCAATTAATACATTCACTGCCTACAAAATGTATATTGCCTCCAAACCCTGGGTCGCTGATAATTATCTTCGCATCCCCGAAAGAAAACCTGATTGGATTTAATTATGAAAGAACGAAGTGATTTCTTATTTGTAGAGAAATACCGTCCAAATAAAATTGCGGATTGTATTCTTCCTGATGACATTAAAAAAACTTTTTTGGAGTTTGTTGAGAAGGGTGAGATTCCAAATCTTCTTCTTGCAGGCCCTCCAGGAATTGGTAAGACAACAGTAGCAAAAGCATTATGTAATGAATTGGGAGTAGATTTTTATGTTATCAACGGATCTGACGAAGGACGATTTTTGGACACGGTACGGAACCAAGCAAAGAACTTTGCTTCGACCGTATCACTTCATGCAACTTCTAAACATAAAGTCATCATCATTGACGAATGTGATAACACGACCAACGATGTACAACTCCTTCTCCGGGCTAATATTGAGACGTTTTATAACAACTGTAGATTCATCTTCACATGTAACTACAAAAACAAAATCATTGAACCACTTCATTCCCGTTGTGCCGTTGTGGAGTTTGGAATTAAGCCTAAAGACAAACCAAAACTTGCAGCAAAGTTCTTTGAACGGCTCAAAACGATCCTGGATCAAGAAAAAATTGAAGCAGATGATAAAGTTCTAGCACATCTGATTCAAAAACACTTTCCAGATTGGAGAAGAGTTCTTAATGAATGTCAACGACATTCTACCTCCGGTAGGATTGACTCTGAGATTCTTTCTACATTTTCTGATGTTAGAGTAAACGAATTAATTAAACATTTACGTGAAAAAAATTTCACAGAAGTTCGTAAGTGGATTGTTTCTAATATGGATAATAATCCCAATACTATTTTGCGTAAGGTATATGATTCCTTATACGAATACCTAGATGGTCCAAGTATTGCAGAAACCGTTTTAATTATTGCAAAGTATCAATATCAATCGGCATTTGTTGCGGATCAGGAAATAAATTTACTTGCAGCGTTGACTGAAATTATGGCAGTGGGGAAATTTAAATGATTAATTTTCAAGCAGAGAGTAAGCTTAGTGGTGATGAATTTGAATCTAAGGTTGAGGCAGATTTAATTGCTAGGGGATTTACCAATATTGAAAAAAATGTATGCATTCAACTTGCTGGATGTGAAATTGATTTTATAGCTGATGGGTATGAATATTGTGAGTGTAAGGGCGGAAATCCTGGACATAAAAAACGACCAGGAGCACTTAGGACTGATAATGTCAAGAAAGCGATTGCATCTGGAGCACTGATTAAATACTATAATCCACATATTAACTATGTGATTTATTTTTCAGCAAAACCCAAGTTAAATTCTTATTCAGATAGATCGCTTAAGACTGCTGTAATTTCTGGAATAGTTGATGAGATTAGGTATCTGGAATGAAAAGACTGAATAGTAATGATAGTCTAATTGAAGTTAGAGTTAAATCTACTCCACAAAATGTGAAAGAATCTAATGAGAATTTGTTTCGATCTACATGGAATTTACCACAAGCTGCAAAGCACTGTGGAATGTCAAATAAGGAAATGAAACTTATTTTCTTTGAATACTTAAAGTACAATTATCCAGATTATGAAGATAGAACTTAAGGAGTGGTTAAACTCAATAAACCAGACAAAGACTAATATTATGGACACGGATCCGGACAGCGTAAGTTCCTATGTGCCATTTGTCATCAATAAGTGTCTTTCTGGCTCTATTGATTCTATAATGTATTCTAATGAGATGAATATATACTCATCTTTAGATAAAAAATTACAATATGACTTTTACATAAATACTTTAAGAAAAAGGGCGAGATTTTCTCCCTGGCTCAGAAAGGAAATTGACAAAGATCTTGAATGTGTCAAATCTTACTATGGTTATAGTAATGAGAAGGCAGAACATGCTTTGAAAATTTTAACTAAAGATCAAATTAAACTTATTAGAGATAAGATTGAAATTGGAGGAATGAAATGAGCGTTGTACAAGAGCCGGAAGTGAATTGGTCGCCAGATAAGATGGTGGAAGTGATTTTAAATGAACCTGACGATTTTTTGAAGGTTCGTGAGACTCTTACTAGAATTGGTGTAGCTAGTAGAAAGGAGAAGACACTATATCAGTCCTGCCATATTTTACATAAGCAGGGAAGATATTATATTGTTCACTTCAAGGAGTTGTTTGCTCTCGATGGTAAACATGCTAATTTGACAGTGAATGATGTACAACGCAGAAATCGTATTACTCAACTTCTTGCCGATTGGGGACTTATTTCTGTTGTTGATGTAGACAAAATTATGGATATTGCCCCACTGAATCAAATTAAGGTCCTTTCCTACAAGGAAAAGGATGAGTGGACTCTTGAAACTAAGTATAATATTGGTAAAAAGAAAAAGTTGCAGGAAACCGAATAATCTTGTGGGGAGTTCAACACTCCCCTTTTTTATGCTCGATACTATATAATATGATGTTGCCTTCGGGGACATTATTAACTTACAGACGCTTAAAGGAGGTCTATCATGTTTGGAACAAGTTCGTTTACACTTTCAGTACCAGAAACTGCAAAGTACCTTTTAGAGATACAAAAAAATAGTATTGGTATGGATGAGTGGTTTAAGAGATTTGATAGTGCGTTTGATACGCACACAAATTATCCACCATACAATTTAGTCAAAGAAAGTAGTGTTGAATTTAAATTAGAAATCGCACTTGCTGGATACAAAAAAGAAGATATTAGGGTATCTACAGAAGAAAATATACTTACCCTTGATGTGGCAGAAGATAAAAAATCTAAAAATGCTATCGAATATCTTCATAATGGAATAGCAAAAAGAAGATTGAAAAGAACTTGGACCTTATCCGACGATGTTGTAGTTGGTGATGTTTCTTTTGAAGATGGGTTGCTTGTAATTAAACTAAATAAAGTTATCCCAGAACATCAGAAACGTAAGGTATATGAAATCATTCAATGATTTTATTTCAGAAGCAACATTTGCTGTAATTGGTAAAACCAGTTCTTATGGTCCTGGGTTGTATGGAAATAAAACTGCAAGTGGCGAAGTTTTAAGTCCATCAACTCCAGGAATTGCTCATAAAACTTTACCTCTTGGTAGTGATGTGCGATTAACAGATCCAAAGACCAGAAGAAGTGTAGTTACAAAGGTGATTGATCGTGGTCCCTATGAGGGAGATAGATCGGCGGATCTTACAACACAGACCACACGAGATTTGGGCTTTAAGGATTATAAAGAATTTGGGGTAAGAGATATTGATGTAACTCCAGTAAAACGCAAATCACGTAAGTATTGACATGAAACTGGAAGAATTTGTTGAACAAAAAATTACCTTCAAGTATCATGAAAATCTTAATCCAAAACTTTGGAATGATACTGTTCTAAAGTCTGAGATTAAAATTAAGTTAATCCGTATTGGGAATGCTTGGGCAGATTTTGCAAATATTCCAAGAACTGCAATTAAGGACATGGTTATAGTTGGAGGAAATGCCAACTATAACTATACAAAATTTTCTGATATTGATCTACATTTAATTGTCAATAAAAAAGATTTGCCAGATTGTCCTGATCTTATTGATGACTACTTAAAGGATAAGAAGCAACTTTGGGCATTGACCCACGATATTAAAATATACGGTCATGATGTTGAACTGTATGCGGAGGAGGAAGGTACAGCTCGTCCTTCCAATCAGGGGGTATACTCTGTTAAATATGGTAAGTGGTTAGTCAAACCAAAGAAGTTAAATCCTAATGTAGATGTTGGGTTGCTTAAAAGGAAAACTCGTGATATAATGGATATGATTGATATTTTCATTTCTGGAAAATCTGATGATATTTCTGAGATGAATAAGTTGAAGGAAAAAATTAGAAATATGAGATCTGTTGCAATT